TATCTAAATAAGGTTCTAAATGACACCACACGCGGTCGTTGGGATAATCTTCAACTGATTTTTCAATCACCTCCATCAGGTCGCCCCAGGTTTCAATTACGACGTGTGAAATATAATATTTCCAATTCACACCCACAATATGATCTTCTCTTAAAACAAGAGCTTGGTATGCGTTGTCGAGTTCGATATCAATTTTGAAACCGAGTCCTTCACCCTTTATGAAAGTGAGACCGCAACCACAGGTGCAGTCGTAGTGGTTTTTGTTGGGTACATTGTTGAACTGATCGTGGCGGTCGTTTTGAACATCCATTTCTCTCTTTTTTCGTGTTGTTTGTTTAATTGTGTTTCACTTTGTTTGGTAATGAGAATGAAAATGAAAAGTATTTCAATTTTATGTGATTAAAATTAAATATACGTATAGGTTTAAAATATATAGTCTTCCATCATTTTCGTATTGTCTGGAATAGTCAAATTACAATATTTATTATATAAATGAAACCATACCGGTTCATCTGGAATTCTATTTTTTTCTTTGATAATACATTCTCGTAATTGTCCCCAATATTTATAGCCTTGCCCAAGATAAAAACGCCATGGTCCTTGCATCGCATCCGCAAACTGATCTTCAACAATTAACCATCGTTCACCAAGTTGAAATTCACACCCCAGACCTGACTTAAATTCCAGATGACATCCACATTCACATACATAAGTTTGTTCCTCCATTTTTTTATTTTTTTCTTATTTTATCTTTTTTGTTATTTCTTTTTTTTAAAAAGTATTTCAATTTTTTCTAATTCATATAAAGAAATTGTATTTGTGTGTCATCGGGAACTAAATGTCTGTTTTCCAAATGTATACTCAAATGTAACCATACACGATTGTTCGGGTCGTTGCGATACATATAGTCAATCAAACCCATGAATTCACCCCAGTATTGAATGTTCGGTTGTGAAATATAGTGGTTCCAATCTTCACCTTCCAGTTTATATTCCGACACCACAACATCATTGTGACCGTCTATCTCCATATCAAACCCCATTTGATGTCCTCTGATAAGCGTGAGTCCGCATCCGCACATGCAGTCTCCAAAATCTTTGGGACCGTTGTTGGCTCGGTCGTTGGCTCGGTCGTTTTGTTCGTCTTGAAATTCCATTTCTGCTTTATGCGTTTGTTGTTCTTTTCTGGTTACTCATGGGTTTAATCAGTAAAAGTAGTTCAATTTTACATGAAAAAAATATATATACATTGTTCGACTTTATTATACATCTAATTCATATTTTGTTTTAATCTTTTCTTTAAATATTTCTAATTGTTCTTCCAAGTTATAATGATCTGGTAAGACCATTCTTAAATTTAATCGTTTACCTTCATTGTCTTTTTTATCAAATATTAAGTGCGGTTTTTCTCTTTCTACTTTAATAGATAAATATTTTGGTAATGTATCATCTTTTGGTAATGGATAAATATCATTTTTTAAATCTTCAACAATTTTATTTATGGTTGCTAATTTTTGTAATATAGGTACTTTATTCGATTTAGTTCCAATCCATATTTTATCTAGTTTCGGGTGTTTTTCTATTTTAAAAAATTCTCTACTTTTTGTTTGTTCTTTATCTATGTATTCATGATAATAATTTACATATTTTCCCATCATATCTTGTGTAATCCCTTCCGGTAATGGTTTTGCATTGTGTTTTCTAGCACGTTTTGTGCCTTCTTTTATACCTTTACTATTTTGCTCTTGTTCTTCTCTTGTAGCAATTCGTAAATTATTGAAACTATTATTTAATGGATTTTGGTCAATATGGTCAACACTTATTTCTTTAGTTCCGCGACCATTTCCGTAACAACCTGTAATAATTTGATGAATAAATAAACCAATACCACAACAAATATATCCATTTTGATGAATATAAAATGTTATTTTTTTATGGTTTAACTTTTCATAGTCTACTATTTTTTGATAGGATTTATCACACAATTTACATAATATATCTTTTTCACAATACATAAATAATTCTTCTTCTCCTGTTTCGTTTAATACTTTCCATAATGGATTTTTCATTACATAAGCATCAACGCCTAAATTAATATAATGACCCTGAATATATTCGATACTTTTATATTTTTCTTTCATAATAGAGTGATATTGATGAAATAGTTCTACATTTGATGTTCTCAAATCATAGTCATCGTTATTTTTAAAGATGTATGTAATATTACTTGAATTAAATTCGAATATAAATTCTAGTAATGAATAGCGTTTGTAATTATGTAAATAGGACGGATACTTATCACCATCATTTATAAATGAGAATTTTTTATCAAATTTTAAAAATCTATTAAAATGGTCGAAATCAACAAAATATTTTTTACTATTATTAAAATCTAATACTCCACATAATAATTGTGTATCAATATAGGTAGTTACCTTCATGTTGGTATTAATATGTTCTATAGTTGTATCTGTATAAGTAAATACTTTTTGTGTTTCAATTTTACATTTTTTACTCTTGTAATAATTCAACGAGAACGGACTAGTATTCATATTATATTATATATAATATGAATGTCTTTAAATAGTATTTTGTAATTAATGTTTTTAATCCACCTATCACGCTCAATTGGAATACGCTAAACCACCCATCCCCGACATTACCCGAAGCACATTATAATTTACCGCGTAAACTCTCACCTTCGCCGTTGCCGTTCCCGCCACGGTGTTGTTCGACAACACGAGCTGGAGTGTGGCATTGTCAATGCGCGAGAAGTTGCACGTGCCCGACGGCTGGTGCTCTTCCGGGCGCAGGGCAAACGAGTAGACGTTGATACCCGTGTCCGGATTACGGGTGTGGTGCTGGTAGGGTTGGACGAGGTCGAAGTAGGTACCTTCACGCTCCGAGAACCGATCCTGACCATTGAGTTGCAACTTGGCAGTCACAACGGGATTCTCACCCCAGCAGTGCATGTCCAGCGACGTCTCCGTGAGGACGAACGCACCGGCATCCGAGACGAGAGACTCGGTAGTACCGTTCACTGGCGTTAAACCACCTTGACCACCCTCCCAGTTAGTCCACTGCGAATAAGAACCAACATCACCCGCTTCCGTATCATTAAACAGACCACTACCATTAATGAACGAATTCGAGTTATAGGCAGTAGCATTGGGACCGCTGAATGCATGGATAGCATTCAATAGCGGATCCACGGCATCCGTGTAATTGAAGGGTTGGGCACCCAGCGTCTGAAACAAGAGCTGACCCGGTTGCAGCGAACTACAATAATCAACGTTAGCATCGGGCTGAACGACAAACACCAACTCTTTGCAGGGGTGGTTAAAGTTCAGCTTGATCTTGTTCGAGGACGAACCGACCGACTCATCACCCGTAAACTGAAGCTGTTCAATCAGGTACTCATGGGGGTTCTGAGCCATCCGTCTGCGCTCATCCGTGTCGAGAAACACATAGTCAACATACAGCGATGCGGCAACGAGCGACTGATTGTAAGCAGCAGTGACTTTCGCCGTAGGAGTCGTTGCGGTTCCACTATTCGCCAAGTTATTCACGGCCCACAAGCACTCATCGATCGGGCGAATATCCAGATTGATTTTAACCTCGTGGTACTGCAGGGCAATCAGGGGCAGAGCAAGACCTGGGTTGCGGCAATACCAGAACTGAAACGGCACATAGAGAGTCGTTTCGGGGAGGGCATTGCGCGGGGCACACACTTGCGCATGGGCACCCGAGGCACAAGGTCCATCGATGGCACTGAACGAAGGATCCGTAATGAAGGTGAGCTGAGTAGTATTGCCCACCATCTTGAAGTAACCCCGCTCCTGTTCCTTGGTGAGCGTGAGTTGGTTCCAGATGTGCATCCAATCACCATACTGTCTGTCAATGCGCTGACCACCGATCTCCACCTCCACCTGCGAGATCATCTGTTCACCGGGAAAGTCCAACCAGCGGGCATAAACACCCTGAGCCAGAGTTCCGTTAGTAGCAGTACTGCCAGCGTTATTCATCTGCTGGTTAATTTCCGGGAGCGTCACCTGCAGGTAAGTGCGGTACGCCAAATCACCATTGCGACTGATCGTGCACGTAACACGGCGACCGAAATCCGCCTGTCCGTTGAATGTCTGTTCGATCGACTCCATCGCAAAGTTGGTATGACGACGGTACGTTACCTTCCAGAAGGTAATCTGCGGGTTACCCGTCAGGTAAACATCTTGAGCGCCATAAGCTACGAGTTGCATAAGTCCTCCTCCCATTGTATTATATTATAGCTAAAGAAAATAAATTTTGAAAAAAATAATTAATAGCTTTTGGGAAAACTAGCTTTTAAAAAGCTATGGCAAAACTAGCTTTTGGGAAAAGCTATGGCAAAATCTTAGCTAAACCTAAAGGAGGGATTTAAAGGGAACATTGATTCCTTTTTTGGCATAAACCTAAAGGAGGATTTAAATAGAACTTTGTTAAAGGAGGGATTTAAAGGGAACCTTGGTTCCCTTTTCTTCTAAAGTAAAACATAAATTTAATATTTAATATTTTAAATATATAAAAATTATATATTTAAAATAGTACAGTTATTATTATACTATCTTCCTAATATCCATGTTGTTTTCGATAAATTTACGTAGATAACTCTCTAAATAAACCTCCTGTTTGCCTTCATGTTTTTTTGAGAAAATATATTTATCTTCATTTTTTTTTACACTCCATCCCGTTTCAATAGCATTGTATATAAACCCCATTTTTCTCAGTGTAATAAAATCTACATTTATATTTTCAGGTGTGTCTACAACTATTGTATTTGCACCTATTACATTTGGACCTATTACATTTGTACCCATTACATTTGTATTTTTATCCATTAAAGGTAGAATAGAAAACATTCGTACTATTTAAACTACTAAATACCATAAACATAACATATTATATTATATTTGCTTTTTTTAAATTAAATAAATAACACTATAGATAAATAAATAAATATGCCTATATTTAAACAAAAAAATACCAAAAAAATAGTTCTGTCAAAAAAAACATCGACTACCTTAGATGGCAAACATAAAGAAATTATCGATTCTATTAAAAAAGAAGAGACCGAACTATTGCCGACTCTACTAAAAGAAAAAAAGGATCTTTCAAATAAATTAAATAACCCAGAATCAGCATCCATATTAACTATTGAAGACCGATTAGAATTACAGGATAATCTAACCGATTTAAAAGAACAAATAAGTCAGATTAAAAAAAAAAAGAAAGAATATCTGCTAAATAATTCCAACTATATTTTTGAATATTTTGAAAATAAGAAAAAGATTGCAGAGTGTACTAATAAAACAACCTTATTAGATGTATTCTTTAATAAAAATAAAGATGAATTAAAGGATTCCATTATATCAAATGAAAAAAAAAATATACAAAAATACTTGACCAATGTAGATGATAGTTTTTTAGATATAAATAATTTTATTCAACAAACCGATATATGTCGTGACTGTAACAAGGGAGAGATGATTCCAGTAGAACATGAAGGTATATTGGTATGTACTATGTGCTCCAAAAGTATACCTTACTTGGTGGAAAATGAAAAACCATCCTATAAAGAACCACCGAAGGAAGTGTGTTTTTATGCGTATAAACGGATAAATCATTTCAGAGAAATACTGGCACAATTCCAGGCAAAAGAAACAACACAAATTCCACCCGAAGTGATTGAAAACATTAATCAACAAATTAAAAAGGAACGAATTAAATTATCACAAATAACAAATAAACGGGCGAAAGAAATTTTAAAAAAACTGGGTTATAATAAATATTATGAACATATTCCGTTTATTAAAGATAAATTGGGTATTAAACCACCAATTATGAGTGCGGAATTGGAAGACACGTTGTGCAACTTATTTATGGATATACAAGGACCCTATGCGAAATATTGTCCTGATGACCGAGTTAATTTTTTGAATTATTATTATACTGTTTACAAATTATGTGAATTGCTGGATCAACAACAATTTTTGCCTTATTTTCCAATGCTTAAAGATCGGGAAAAAAGGATTGAACAGGATGAAATTTGGCGAAATATATGTGACGAATTGGATTGGGAGTATATACCGACCATATAGGTGAGGGGTACACCCCAAGAGGGGCAATGCCCCTCAAGCACCCCGGGAGGTCACCTGACGGCGACCTCTAATTTTTTGACTGTTTTATGTTTTATGTTTTATGTTTTATGTTTTATGTTTTATGTTTTATTTTTATGTTTTATTTTTATGTTTTATTTTTATGTTTTATTTTTATGTTTATGTTTTATTTTTATGTTTTATTTTTGCCATAGCTAGTTTTGCCATAGCTTTTCCCAAAAGCTAGTTTTGACCACATCGTCGAACCATTTCTGCTTCTAACAGTTTGAATCCTAAATTACCTACATTGGCATATCCTAATGAGTTTCGAACCAGACATAGTTCCGAAACAATATCTACCATTTTTTGTCCATTTTCTCGTTGTATTTTTTCATACATGAGGCTTTGTGCAATTTCAATCGACTGAAAACCTAATGCTTCTATATTGAATGAACCAAGTGCACCAAAACAATATAACCACCGAAGAGCTTTGTCTGGAGCATCAGATAACAAACGCACGAATTTTTCTGCGTTTTTATCTCCAGTACAGGTAGCTGTTTTGAATGTTATGTTGAATAAATTGTCAATCAATGCGTCTGAAGATGCCATTTTGTATTTTGTGTATGTTAAAATGTAGTCTTCTCATTTCAGGAAAAGTATTTCAATTTTTTGTCAGATGATATAATTTTATTACACAATATAGTCATTAGCATTAAGATATTAAATAATATTATAAATTTTATAGTATTATTTCCAACAAACATATAACAAGATAAGCAGAATTATATTGTATGTTTATTTAAGACCGCCTTTAGGTGGTCTTGTCCGCGATCGCAAGCGGAATTGCTACAACAAGCGCAATTGCTTATTTTAAGACCGCCGTCAGGTGGTCTTGCCCGCGACCGCAAGCGCAATTGCCTAAAAGGCCCTCGGAAATCCCACCAGATTGGCACCAATACCGAATCCGGCACCCGATCGGGCACTCACACCCATGCTAGGAACATAGGTATCCAGAATGCTAAAGGTAGCGGCCGCCGTTAAGGCAATCAGGGTAATCTCATCCAGATTCAACGATCGCTTGGGGATGGCAAAGGCTGCAATGGCTACCATCAAACCCTCAACTAAGTATTTAATTGCGCGTTTCACAAGTTCACTAAAATTCAACGAGTCGGTAAACATTTGTTATACTAAATATAAAGAAAAAAAACCCAACCTTTTGGAAAAAGGTTGTACCAAAAACTACTTTTCAAAATAGACCCTTAATATTTAAGTTAAAATGTAGCATAAATTTTGGCGCAACCTTTTTGGAAAAGGTTGTTATTAAAAGTTTGATTAATTTTGGCGCAACCTTTTCCCAAAAGGTTATTTTCAAAAGGTTGGATTAATTTTGGCGCAACCTTTTCCCAAAAGGTTGTCTAAAAGCTTTATATTTAAAATAACTTAAAACCTATTGAATTAATTAAGTATACGATGTCTACTTTCTCTAAAGATTCCACTTTGTCTCCGCCCAATGGCGTAGAATTCAGAACCACTGCCAATGGTGCTCCCAACCCTAAATATATTGATTTGTTAGATGAAGATAAACCCGTTGCTGGGCAACGATTCACCTGTATTTCATTCATTTCGCCAGAAAAAGTCATTAAACAACGCGAACTCTATAATTTTCAAGAATTCCTAAAGCAATGGGATATGCACAAGTCTTTGGAAAAGTTTAACCAATTTTTGAGTTTTCTATCTTATAAATATGCACTCAAGTTTGACGATTTGACCAAAGATCTAGAAGAGTTTTGTGTGGAAGAAAAATCCAAATTATTTACCTCTTCCCTAGAGGATGAGTTTAAGAATTTTATGGATGTGCATGAGACGCGTCTGGAAGAAGAATTTAATGCCAAGTATAGTTTCCAAACCAGTGTGCGAGGAGTTAAAGTGCGGGGATCTTATCCCAGTCAACCCGAGGCGGAGTTGCGGTGTAAGATGTTGCGCGAAGTGGACCCGAACCACGACGTGTATGTGGGTCCAGTGGGAACGTGGATGCCGTTTCACCCGGAAGCCTACAAAACGGGACGCGTCGAGTATTTGGAGGATGAACTGAATCAACTGATGCACGAGAAGGACAAGAATGAAAAGTTTGCGAAAACTGAATTTGAGAAGCGGGTGCGTGATAGCAAAGAGCAGGCAATGAAAGATAATATTAAGAAGGCAGAAGAGTCGGGTAATGTCTTGACACAGACTATTAACGAACAAGGACAACTCATTAGTGTCAAGGATATGAATACGACAGAGACAAACATCCAGATTGACGGCGGTGCCAGCACGGCAGCGGATGTTCGGCGGGCACTTTTTGAAGGTGATAATATCGTGATTGATTATAAAAATTCCGATCACGGCAGAGGGAACCTAGGTTAAATGGGTAACCACCTTTACTAATAATACTTAAATAATAAAAACATATTATTTAAATATATGATATGATGCTCCCGAGTAAAGGGAAATGTCATTATGATAATTGTAATAAAAAGTTATCAATGACTGAACTGATGACATGTAAATGTAAGTGCGGTAATATATATTGCTTATTACATCGTTTATCGGAATCCCACAAGTGCAGATATAATTTTAAAGGTGAGATTAATGTAACTGATTATATTGAGAAAAATAAATGTGATTCAAATAAATTAAAAGGGATAAAAACATAAAGCGCAATATCAAAATGGGATAATCGCCCTCTATGGGGTTTCAAAGGGCATGCGCAGTAGATGGGTAGCGCCCCCTTTACCATTTCGACTTTTTCACATTTATCTTTGGTCCTGCTCCCCTCTTCTTTTGACTATTTGGATCATACGATTCTTCTTCATCATCGGAATTTAAATCTTTCGACAAATCCCAAAATTGTTTCGACCCTAATTTGAAATCCGCGTGGTGTTCTGCCTTGTACCAAAAGATTTGGTCTTGTAATTTATTGGATTTAGAATTGTTATTGATAACGAGGCATTCAAAATTTTCGGTGCATTGATCCATGACCTGACAAAACGATTCAAAGGTGGGAAACATACCGGCATAGTTTTCCCAAATACGTCGTCGATTGGCGATGTAAGGTTCCCGCAATATAAAGACATAATCTATATTGGTCCGCAAATTAGGAGGAATACCGAGGGGGTATTGCATGGTAATAATGAGCATGACTTTCCAGTGGCGACCATTCATAAAAAGTAGACGCATGATTTTATCTTTGGTCCAGGTAGCATCATACAGACAATCGTCTAAAATAACAAAGGCTCGAGGATCGATATTACATTTTTTATATTTTTTAATATCGTTTTGGACTTCCTTCATGACCTGCTTTTGGCGCTTTAATATATTCTCAATAATGGCAGTATTGTATTCATCATGAATAAAGAGTTTAGGCACATGCGAACTGTAGAAACCGTTGCCTGCTTCAGTCCCAGATATCACTGTCCCTATAGGAATATCTTGATGGTAGAAAAGCAAATCTCTGACGAGGTAACTCTTACCGGTATCACGCCGCCCGATGAGTACGACGACAGGACCTTTATTTTCATCTGGTTTGAAACTAATATGCCGCAT